TAGGGGTTATAGTTCGTGTTCGACGCAAGCGGGCTCGTCTGGTTGACGTAGGTCTGATAGCCCTGCTGAACGTTCGGGGCCTGCGCTGTCGCGCCGCCTCCGTTCAGATAGGATTGAATGGTGTTAGAGATCGACGGGCCATATTGGCTCGCGCTGTTGGCCGCGCTCTCAATCGAATTAATTGCATTGGTCTGCGTGCCATTAATTCCGGTCTGTGGCAGATAACTTTGCGTCTGCCCGAGAATGCCTGTCAGCAAACCCTGCGCGGGCGCCCAAGGCTGCGTCTGCGACTGCTGTGTTTGGGACGTAGTAGAGGTGCCCCCCATATCAGGAAAGCTCCTTTTCAAGCACAATGTTGGTCACGTCGTAATCCTTCAAAAGCTTCTGCCACCCACGCCTTCCAAAAAGACGCGTGGCCTTGCAGCCTTCTGCACGAGCATATTTTTCAATGCCAAGTACCAGGCTGACCCAATTGTTGACACCACTCCCGCCGCACGCTGTGATCGTGCAGAACAAGTCATCTTCAACACGGGTCAGAATGGTCGTCGCCGCGGCTTCAATTCGCTCATTCCACGCGAGCCAGAGCAGACCACGGCCTTCGAGCGTTTCTTTTTCAATGTCTGCGAAGTTGGACAGTCGTGTCTTTTCGGTAGCCTTGCGGAGAAGAGGAGCAACAAACGGCCAATACTGGCAAACCATCGACGGGGGGACACAGTAGAGCTCACCCTTGTATGCCGTAGGTAAACGATCGGTCAGACTGAGAGTTATTGGCGTGAGTGATGGTGAATGATCCTTTGGACCTTGCTGAGACATACATGGTTCCATTTTTCCATTCCGCCGCAGCATTCGATGTCAGCGGAGTGAACGCGACATGCGATGTCGTAGCGAAATTGGCGTTCGATACGGTCGTGCTTCCGGCCGAAACCGTCAGTGTCACGCTGCCCGTTGCATTCGAGCGGCCAGAGGCCAGTTCATTGATAGCAAGCGCAAAGACAGACGGGTCTTTGTTGTTGCGATCGACAACGCGCGCGGTCATACAAGACCTGTCTGCGTCACATCGGGTTCGATGCCCGCGCAGAATGTCCAAGTCGTCGCAGCCGGAATCCGAGCCTTCATCCGCGCATAGCGGGTATCGTTGCGCATATCGCAACGTCCCGTCCGGCTGTTGATTGCTACTTCTGCCGATATTGTCGGGCTTGTCTGCTGCGTTTCGCGATATTGCAGACTGCCATAAACAGCACTAGCGTCAGTAATCGGTCGAAACCCGTTGACGTAAATCCGTCGCCCATCTGTGCCCTGCTCCGCCGTGACAAGCGTTGCTTCCAAAGCATTGCCACGAAAGAACGAAAGCTTGTGATCAGAGCCGAACTGCGCATTTTCAGGCTGCACTGCCGTTGCGTATGCATCCAACGTCAACGTCAACGCATCGATCGACCCGGAAATGCTATCGAGATTTTCGAGCGTCAATCCTGTCTGCGAAATCCCGAGCAGATATTCGCCGATCATAGATACCGGGAAGAACCGCTCCAAAACGTAATCATACCCGAGCAACTTGTCATATACGCCGGTCTGACCGGAGGCCGACTTGTAGGCCCAATAAACGCGCGATGATCTTGGATCAGAAGCGCCTAGAAATAACTGAAGATTTGCCTTGTCCAAATCGAGCAAAAACGATCGGTCAACCTTCTCGCGGCCGATGGGTTCGGGGAATCCGCCAGGCGCGATCTTATGAAACCCCTGGTTGGAATAGAAGAAGACCAGTTCGCCAGCACGAATGATCGAGTAAGGCGCGAAGAGTCCCTTGTCCTGCGAGATGCGATCGATCTGAAACACAATCGGATTGCCCGGCACATAGGTCATACGGCGAATGGCCTGATCCTGAAAGATCGTACCGAACTCGCCGCCCGCCACGCCGCGAACAATTCCGCCGTCAGGAAAGTCCTGAAAATCAGAACTGTTCAGGCCCGATGTCCAGCTATTCGCGCTATTGAAGTCGTTTAGCCCTGACCATTGAATCCGATAGGGAGCCGACAGCAGACCAGACAGAACGATGAACCGTCCGACAATGTCGATATAAGCTGCCTGCGGAGGCGAGCCTAATGCATTCGCGAATGCTGTCGATGAAGTCAGATCGAACACTTGCAACACGGCATTGGCCTGCGTTGCAAAGACGAGATTTCCGGCCTGCGCAAATCGCCATTGCGCTGTTCCAGTGACGGACGAATAAGACCCGGCCCCAAGAGAAACGTCAGCCCAAGAAAAATCCGTGTTATTCAGCTTGTATAACTTGCTGGCAGTAGCCGCAAACGTGATGATCGTTCCATCAGACTTCAACGCATAGAACGCGCCCCGACAGGCACCAGGCAATGCTTGTGAGAACGTGGACGTTCCGGGGAACGGACCATAGCCATCACCGCGCGGAATGACGTTCAAGATATTCTGGCTGGTTTTGCCTTCATAATCTGAAACATCAGGGCGGTATTCGCCCCATTGCAGTAATGGCATTTATGCGTTCTGCGGGTGAATGGGAGCGGCCGTCCAGCTTTCAGTCTGGATCGTTACAGGCGTCCACGTTTCGGAATCAATCGAGACTTGCGACCAAGTTTCCGCAGAATCGCTCACCTTGATCCATTCCTCATAATCTCGAAAGAACGTCACGGAATTTCCGGTAACGACATAAGAGCCGGTTGATGCAGAAAATCCGTTTGTTCCGAAAGGAACAGGATTGCCGCTAACTAAGTACACCCCGACTTCGGCGTGCAGACTGGAGGGCGAGCCGATGCCATTTCCAGTAACAAGATAGCTGCCCGGAACGGGCATAAGATCGAACACAAAGCGCGCTGCATTCGCAGCAACGCTAAAGCTCGTGGTCGCAGCAGAAAATTTAGAAACTGATATCGCATCATTGCCGGTAACAGTGAACGCGCCGACTGTTTCCAAGGCGGAGGTTGTAAAAAGCGCGGCATTGCCGGTAACGGTAAAACTGCCAACATTGGCGACTAGGGTAACTGTCGAAGTGGCCGCATCGGAAACTTGGCCGATTGCAAAATGGCCGACTGCGCCAAAGCCGGGCATCTTAGAACGTCTGAGCTAGAGCAAACAAAGCGTCGATTTGCGCGTCATTCAAACCAAGCTGCGCGCCAATCGCGGCAATCAACGGATCGGTTCTCGTGATTTGAGACGCATATTCCCAAGTAATTTGCGTTGGGCCACCAGCAGCAGCGACAGCCGCATTGACCTGACTCAATAGCCCCTGTTGATTAAGCGCAAGTCTCGCTTGCCGAGGCGTCACAGTCAGCGGACGGCTGATGGTCGTCAGTTGCGCCACAACTGCGTCATCGGCCGGAATCTGCTGGTCGGCAATACCGGGCTGCTGGTTGGCATAAACAGCGATAACAGCGCCATTTATATCACGCTGAACCCAAACCATATCGGTCATGCGTCGCGGCCCCTGCGATCAGCCCAACCAGCGGTCACAGCAAACAAGAGGTTATTTGCAGGGGTGCTACAGACAGCGCTCACCTGTGCCGAGGTATTTGTGAGAATCCTCACTTGCGAGGCGGTGACTACGTTAGCGGCTACAAACAATTGATAGTTACCGCCTGGGGTATTCGCAGCCTGTGCCGAGCCCACAGGCGAGAACCATAAAGCCTGAGCCGTTGAAACTGTGTTCGTGAAAGCGCTATTGAAGATCGCTTCGACATTAATGCCGGTCGGAACAGATAGCGTATAATTTGTTGCGGTCGTGCCAGGATTGGCGCTGCCTACGTCAGCCACGGGCGCGTCCCAGAAGCACAAATCACCGACTTGATTGAACTTCGTCCATTGCGCCGCGCCGTTGGTTTTCATCGCGCCAATGCGCCGGAACCATGTGTAATTGGTCGGCAAAGTCGGCGATGAACCGCTAAGGGAAACCAATACATCAACAACGTTGGTATCGGCCCGCTTGATCAGATAAGCGTGATACCAAGTATTATTTGCAATCGCTCCGGTATCGAGTCCGCCATTACCGGAACCGACTGCCCATGCGCTAGTTGTCTTACTCAATGACGAAGCAAGGACCATCATTTCAACGGCTGCGCTATCGGACGCGCGACCCGCCGCAACCGAGAACGTTGCAGACGATCCAGCCGTTGATAATGTCAGGCCAAATAGAAAACCCGGATCAGCCGGGGAGTAATCTTCCGCGCGAGGCGTGATGAAAACTTCCGCCGTGCCCGACAGGCTAATCGCAGTATTGCTGTTGGTGGATTTGATAACGTTGCGGGTTAGTGTTGTTCCGGCAGAGGTGTAGGTTCCTGTTCCGATTTCGGAGTTTGTGCCGTCCTTGATGGCGTAGGACACAATATCGCTGTTAGAAATTCCTGCGCCAGAGAACGATAGATAGCCAGAAACAGCAGCTCCAAGTGTAATCGTCCCCGTGCCCGTTGTCGCGGTCGTCATCCGCGCAATGTTATACAGCTTCGCCATATCAAGTGATGGTCAGAATGCCGTTTGTCTGGTCAATGTCGATTGTAAAGGTGTTGCCGTTCGTAATCGTCACGGCGGTTCCATAATCCCACCAGCCAATCAATGGCGTCGTGCCAGAGGTGGAATTGTAGAGAACCGCATACTGGAACGGTCCAATCGAGCCGCCCGAGGCAGTCCAGCTTGGGTCGGTTGCGCCGATGAACTTGAACGTTCCTGATGTCTGTGAACCCGTGATAGTGCCGACTGAGACGCCGCCAGCGGTATAACCGTTCGCGGTCGAGAGGTCTGCAGGCGTGTTATAAACCGTGTTTGCAGTCGTCGGCGCGGTATTGGTCAGATAGACCTTATAGACCTGTGCCGTGCCGGTTTTCATATCGTGCTTGGCGTTGGCTATATCCAGCACAAAGCAATTGAATTTGTTAAATGCTGCCATTAGGGCGTTACCTGATTGGTGAATTGCGGAACGAGAGGCCCGGCGTTAAACGCTGCATCGTTCTGGATGTTGTTGATTTGATCGATGACGGTTGACAGCGCTTGCGCCCACAACACAACGCGCGCATCATTCTTCGTGTACGGTTCTGACTCCATCAACGCGCCGTACAAGTAAGCGTCGGGATGTGAAGCCAAGAGCCAGTTTGTGGAATTGCTGGCGAGGGGCGGAATGAGCTTGCGATAGGTCATCTCAAGCGAATAGGAATCATCGGGCGTCGGGAATAACTCCAACTCCGAGCCGTTGATAGTGAAGAACTGGGGCTGTCCCGTTGCATTGCCGCGCGAAGTCCGTTTGTCATCCATCGCGGCATTGCTGGCGTAATCAACGCGAGGCTTTCCCGTAACGCTGGTCAAGCGAAGCCGCCGCATGGTCTGAAAATCGG